CGCGTGTTCTTCAGTTCTTGGAAACTGTCTGTAAAACTCGTTTAACGCATCTTGATCACCTTTTAATCCATCAGCTTCATTATTCCAATGATCAATAACACCTACATCTATTAATTCTCCGTCAGGTCCAAAAGCTTGTTGCTCTGGGGTATTGAATACGGGTTGTCCAAACTCATCAATAAATCCTTCATAGTTCCATTCCATTGGGATAAACAGAGAATATAAACCAGAACGTGTTTGACCATTTCTATTTCTTTTTGTGACATCACTGTCGTTATACAATTTTTTAAAGTTATCACCACCTTTATCTAATGAGTTGCTAGTTGAACCCATCATACATTTACCTATAATTCTACTACCAAGACGTAAACAAGTTTTTGTTACACGCCAGTTGTTTAAAATATTATCAGGTCTCTCCCACTTACCACTTTCATCGTGTACTAGTAAATTAAGTTTTTCTCCATCATAACTGTTGTCACCTGTATTTTTCCAATCAATAGTAGTGTCAAGTCCAACCAACTCTTCTTGCTTTTCGTTGGCAGTAATTTTTTTACGCGTAAACTTACTTGCAGGTACGCGATAAGCAAGTTCAGACTTAGGTCTGTCCATACCGTCTTGTATCGGTTTAAAGAAAAACGGATAGTTAATCGATATAGGTACGACTTTATCTGTAAACATTTTTTTAGCATCTCCACCACTTTTTGATAGTATTCCATATCTAGAGTCACTCGAAATAGTAGCCAAGTTAACTGTTTCAGCTGATGACATAAATGAGAAACCACTACGTCTGTTTTTTAAGTAACACATACCATAACAACGTTTATCAGCTTTACACGCTTCCCAAAATATAAAGAACAGTCTGTTGGCTTCTCTAAAATCTGGAGCACCAACATCTATTTTACTCCATTGTAAATACATATAATGGCTACCTGTTATATACGTAGGCTTACCATTATTCATAAACCAAAATCCTTCTTCTCTACGCTTAAACTCTTCATCTATAAAATCATACCACTTATCTTTACTTTCTTCTGGGTATGCTCTCCAATCAAATATATTTTTAAGCTTACTTAATTCTTTTGGATATTTTATTTTTTGCCATTTATTGGCATTTGACAATTGCACTCGCACTGGTTCCAACGGCAAGCCAATTGACAAACCTTGGATCTGAATAATCTCTCCAATTTTACCAGTTTTTGATATAACGACGATATCATGTTCTTTATTGTATCCATATTTCCATTTACGTTTTTTGTTAAGTCGATTAATTGTTGTCTTCTTAACTGGTTCAACTATTTTATATAAACTTTGCTCGTAACTCATTTCGATCTGCCTTCCGCGAAGCCTTTAAATACTCGTTCTTTTTTTTCTTCTTGTGTCTTTCCTTCCAGAATATTTTCTTCTTCTTGTATACGGTTAAGTATTTCAAACGCATCAAATATAGCTAACTTTTTAGTAGCTGCAGCATTTTTTAATCTATCAGCAGAAACATCATCATCAGTATTAGTAATGATTTTTTCTTTAGCTACATTAATCAACTCTTCAACCGCTCTGTGCCCAGCTTGGATTATAAGTTTCTTCGTTTCCTTTATATTCATATTTAATTGTAATAAATTTAGAGTAAACTCTATATAGTTTTTCTCCATCTATAATAAACTCATATTTAGAGAACGGTGTAAAACCTACAACTTCACCTTCTTTAAAACTACCATCAGTATATTTTATCACACCTTTTGTAGCATGTTCTTGCTCGTTATCCCACTCATCAATACTAACTAAAGGTTTAATAAAACAAAAACCGTTTAAAGGTTTCCATATTGGTTCTTTAAATCTAGTCCAAGGTGTTTTTATTTTTCTTAAAAATATTTGCTCTTCATTTACAAGATATATATTTTCTTTAAACCAAGCTTTACTATTTCTTTCTACACCTTTAACATCATGCCATCTTCTAAAAACATTGTGATGTACTATTACTTCTTCTCCTTTTTTAATTTGTGGATTACCAACAGCAGGAACATCAATAACAATGCCTTTACGGTTAACGTATTCATGATTAAAAATTTCAGTATTTAATATTAAACTTTTATCGTCTATTTGTTTTTTATTATTATATCTTTCTCCAACTGGAGATATAACATAATTATAAATACTTTTCATTAATATTCTAGATTATATTCAACTGATACAGCCATGTTTTTATTAAAGTCTTTCCAAGGTAAAACATCTTTTTCTTTTTTTATATATATGCAATACTTGTCTTTTTCTTCTATTATATTGCTTATAGTATGTCCACCATAAACTTCTTGACCAACAGAGTAATGCATAGAGTCAATTTTATAATCTTTACCTATTGTTATTTTACGAATTAACTTTGACATTGTTTTCAGTATAATTTATAGAACCATCTTGAATATTAACATCATCTGTTCCATAATCGTTTTTAAACTCAGTTCTAAGCTCTGTTATTATATTGCTTAGTTCATTAACAATACCAACTATAGAGTGTTTTTGTATTTCTAAACCTCCTATATCGTTTTTAGCTTTATTAACTCCTGCAACAGCTTTTTGTAATCTTTCTAACTGTTGATCTGTAATTTTTTCTGCGCGTGGTTTTAAATCCACCTTTGGTGTTTTTCTTTTTGCCATTTTATTTAATTTAATTAGTTAATATATTTTATCTTTCAAAAGAAAGTATAATAGTAAGAGGTGTAAGATTTACAATTTCATCATCATCTGCTAAAGCTCCACCAACAGCGTCAACTGTAAATTCAGTTCCACTAGCTATATTTGTCACCGTACCTATCGCCGCGTCATCCATAGCTCCTACAACATCACCTACATCAAAACATTTTCTAGCATCTGTACCGTCTACTGTTAAAGTTACAGCAGATGTAGATGCTGATACTGCTTCAGTTGTTTGAACACCTGTTTCAAAACTAAAATCTGCAGAACCACCAGCTATAACACCTAAATATATTTTATTATTAGTTGCGTTATGATTTTCGTGACCTTGTAAAACTATTCCAGGAATTTGGTTTGAAGCAGCACCATGACCATTTGAAGCCATAGATAAATAATCTAAACCTATTTTAAAATCTGAAGAATCTACAATAGCAGTTCCAATTAATTGATTAAAATAACCAAAACCGTTAGCTGTTGCGTTAACTGTACCTAAAGACCCTGGAGCAGCACCTGACTCAGTAGCTTTAGCAAAATACAATACTAAATCTCTAGCTGTTTGAGCAACACCATCTTGACCTTTAATAACTGCAGTAACATCTATTAATTTACTAGCACCTTTAGGCATGTTAATAGCTGTCCAATCAACCATAACATCACCTGCTGAAAAAGGTAAGTGAGTTTTATTACTTTGAATTATAGTTGTAGCAGTAAATTGAGGTTTTATAGTTTTTGTGAAAAATTTTCCCATAATTTTATTTTTTTACTTTTTCAAGGCTACGTCCTCCGAAGTAGGCCCCGATTACTGTTATTAATACTAGTTGCAAAAGATCTACATATGAATCTTTTACATTAAATTTTATTGCACCTGCATCTATAAATATTAATAGCATGGTGCATACTATTAAAAATATCAAAACCATAGGCCTAACGTTTTTACTTAACCATGAGTCTGATTTTTGATCTGCTTCCCAACGAGTTGTAATATTTTTTTCCATTTCAACTTCGTAGTTAGCAATTAATTCTTTTATTTTTCTTTCAGCTTCTAGTTTTTCTTCTGCTGATGTATGTAAGTTATCTATTACACCACCTACACCTTTTACTAAATCTGCAGCTCCACCAGAAAATAATTTACTCAACATATTATTTTGTTTTTACTTTTTCAAACGAACTAATACCAAAGCAACCTAGCGTTACCCAAACAAATGAATTATAAACAACTTCATTTATAATTAAATCTTTATCTGCCAGTACGCTAGTTAATAAATCAGCTACAGCAAATAAACACATTACTACAAACGAAGCAAATCCTACTACGTTCTTTTCGTTAATTTCGTTTTTATCTTTAAATAAACTCCACATATTATTTTTTTAAATAAAGTCTACCACCAGCTTTAGAGCCTTCAACGTATTCTACGTATTTTCTTTTAG